GTGCATGGTGGACGGCATAGACGTGCTCATCACCTCCACTTACCGAGACAACGAGTCACAGGCCGCGCTATACGCTCAGGGCAGGACGACTCCGGGGGTCAAAGTTACTAACGCACAGCCGGGGCGCTCTTTCCACAACTACGGCCTGGCCTTCGACTTCGCACCATTGCAGAATGGTAAAATTGATTGGAGAAATTTTGAGCTGTTCGAAAAATGCGGTCTAATAGCGGAAGGCGTTGGCCTGGAATGGGCAGGTCGCTGGGAGGGGAGACTGTGCGAAATGGCGCATTGTCAGTTCACGGGCGGTTTAACAATTGCGCAACTTTTAAGTGGGGAGAGACTAGCATGAGGAATATAATAGAACATATTAAGCTAAAACTAGCCGAATTGAAAATCTGGTTTCGCACTTTTCCGAAAGGGAAATAAAATGAAAGCTATTAAACATTGGTGGTTGATGTTGGTGCGGTCAAAGACTAATTTGTTCGCTACTTTGCTTGCGGGATTGAGTGCCTTGCAACTAGCAATTCCAGCATTCATACACAAAATGACACCGGAGATGTTTGCTGGAATAGGGATCGTAATCGCAATGTTGATAGCCTACTTTAGGAGTAGGACTACTGAATCAATACGCAATAAGGTAGATCAATGAATCCTTACGTGTTGCTTGCAGTAATACTCTTCCTTGTCGGCTCACATACCACTGCCTATTTTCAAGGTCGTGGAGCACGGGATGATGAGGTGAAAGTAGAGAATGCTAAGGTAGCAGCTAAAGCCGCTGAGGAGTATAAAGTAGCGGTTGAATACGGCAACACGAAGGCCGCAGAGGTTCAAGCGCAGAAAGCGGCGTTCACTAAAAAATTAACGGAGGTACTAATCCATGTCCCCAAAGTCACAACTGGTCGTGATTGCCTATCTCCTGATGCTGTCAGGCTGCTCAACAAACCCACTTCGGGCTTTGGTCTGTCCCCAAGTACCAGCAATCCTCCTGCAGAAACTTCCGACGGAATTGCCACCGATACCGACGTCGCGCAATGGATCGCCAACGCCAAAGATAAATATGAAAGCTGTGCTGCCAATAACAACGGAATTGTAGATATTCTGGTGCGGCAGAAATGAGATATATATTATTTCTAGCATTGGGGCTAGCGTTCACGGCTAGCGCAGAAAACTCAGCAAGCCAAGATCAATACAAAGTAACCGGCCAATTCAACGCGGATAACTCCCTGCACACGGGTATCAAATCAGATACCTCAATGGATTTTAGTACTGGCATGGCTGGCGCGAATTTCAGCATGTACGGCATAGCACGCGGCAATGGTAATCCGGGCAATTGGGGCGTACATGACATTGTTGGTGTACACGGCACAGCGGTTAAAAATGGTGCATTTTGGGCAGCAGGCATACATTGCGATGTTTATGACACAGTGCCCGGCGGCACTTCCGTCTGTCTGAATGTCGAGTTTCCGCAGACGCAGCGCGGCACAAACACCATTGGCATCAATATGCAGCCACACACCGGGGCGCGTGATCTGGTCGGTATGCAGATTCAAAGCCCGGAAGCATTCAAATATTCGCTCTACATACCAAATTCAAGTATTGCCTTTGGTCAAGTGGATACCGTGCCATTCGGGATGCGCTTCAACACATCAAGACAATCGTTGGAGTTTTTCAGAGCAATCGGAAAACCGGACGAAACCAAAGTTGGCGAAATAAAAATGGACTTTGGGCAGGCTAAATAAATGTATTGAGGGGATTATATGGTAGCAGCAGCAGTAATGACGTATGACAGCCTGATAAGCGATATTGGGCTATATCTTGAGCGCACGGATGCTGATACTGTGGATCAAATCCCACGCTTCATCATGCTGGCGGAACAGATCATCGCAACGGACATAAAGTTCTTGGGAAACCTCGTTGTCGCTACCGGAAATTTTACCGCTTCAGATCCCGTGCTGGTTAAGCCCATTCGCTGGAAAAAGACAGTCTCCATGAGTTGTACAGACTCCGATGGCAAGATCAACCCAGTATTACTCCGGAAATATGAAGTGCTGCGTGCGTATGCACCTGACCCTGCACTGACGGGAACTCCGAAGTATTACAGCGACTACAACTTTTACCATTGGCTGGTAGCACCGACCCCTGTTTCCGCACTCGCGTTCGAAGTGACTTATTATGAGCGTGTAGAACCGCTATCATCTGATGCACAGACAAACTGGTTCACTATAAACGCACCGCAAGCACTTCTCTACGGTACACTGCTGCAAACCGCGCCGTTCTTGAAGAATGATGACAGGGTACCGCTATGGGAAGCTCAATATAAGGGATTCGTTGAAAGTCTGAAGACAGAGGACACACAGCGGATTTTAGATCGTCAAGCATTCGTGAAGGGTACATAAAATGACAAGCTACAACAGCCCGTTCAGTGGCGACGCGATACTGCCAGCGGACATATCACTAGCAGAAATAACAATTGCAGCTAGCACGCAGTTACAGTGGGCAATCAACGGTGACCCAGATTTAACGGCGGTTGGTAGGATAACAGAGGTGACCGCTTCGGCTGGCAGCTTGTCGGTATATCTCCCTCCTGCAAATCAAGCATCAAAAGGGCAAGATATCCTGTTTCGGAATGTCGGAGCCAATACCTTCACTGTCAAAGATTACGCAGGCACGAACACTGTCATAGCGATAGCGGCGGGCGAGTCTAAGTATGTGTACATCAAGACCAATGCCACTGAGCAGGGCACATGGTCGAATGTCGCATTCGGGACGGGCACATCTAGCGCGGATGCCGCAACGCTGGAAGGATACGGACTTGAGGCTATCTCAACAACACTCAACCTGACAACGTTGGTAACGACATTCTCGGGAACGTATACTGCGCTCGCCGCAGACAGGACGAAGCTGTTCGTCTGGACAGGCGGCGCGGGAACGTTGAATTTGACAGCAGCGGCAACCCTCGGCGATGGATGGTTCATCAAGGTGCGCAACGGCGGAACGGGATTACTTACCATTGACTGCGCTGGAGCAGATGTTATAAACGGATCGGCAACAATCGGCTTGCAGCCCGCAGACTCGTTACATTTACATTGTTCTGGCGCTACATTTTATACAGTCGGGCTAGGTAGGAATACACAATTTAATTTCTCACAACTGGTAAAAACTGTATCGACAGGCACTTATACTTTAACAGTATCAGAGGCATCAAGCACTATGATGAAGTTCCAAGGCGCGTTAACGGGTAATGTAACAATTATAGTACCACCCACAATCCAAATATACTTTGTGGATAATGCGACCACAACATCGTCTTCATACACTGTAACAATATCAACTGGTCTTGGGACAACCGTATCAATGACTGCTGGGCAGCAAGCGATATTAGCGTGTAATTCTTATGATATTGTTAATGCTGCGATATAACAATGGCTAAAAGCACATTCTCATTAGACACCAAGGCTGGCATCCAGAGGGATGGTACTGTGCTTGATAAGCAGTATTATAGCGACGGCGAGTGGGTTAGATTTCAACGTAATCGACCTCGCAAAATAGGAGGGTATCGTGAGATAACAGACTCACTACATGGCTACTCAAGAGGGATATATGTAGATTCCGTGTCTAATGAAGATAGGATATTCAGCGGATATAGTGACGGGATTGAAAGGGTAGCATGTGATGCTAGCGGGGCAGGATCAGGGAAGCTTGAATATAATATGGATTGCGGACCAATCCTAACAATATCAATAGGCATCGGGGGGAGTGGGTATACAAACGGAACTTATACCAATGTTAGCATGACTGGAAACACCGGGACTGGGGCGGAATTTACCGTCGTAGTTGCTGGCGGTTTGGTTTCGAGCGTTACAGTCACAACTCCTGGTGATGGGTATCAAATTAGCACTCCTATCCTGTCTACTATAGCAGTGCTTCAAGCTAACCCTGTGGATATAGGTGGCACAGGATCCGGTATGCAGGTGAATATCGATTCTGTGACAACTGAGTTTACTGGCTCGGACGAAAATCTATGGCAGTTTGATGGGTTTTATGATTCCACGGGGGGGACGGATTCTATTATTGTAGCCCATCCAGGATTGAATCTATTGGCGATAGATAACAATATAGAAACCCCGCTACTGACATTTAGGCCAGACGCGGCACCGTTAGGAGTCGCAGATCAAACTATGCTTCCGCCAGTCTACACAGTAAGGGACTCACAAGGCGCTACACCTACCGACGCAATAATATCTATTTCTGGCGGGGTCGTTTGCCTGCACCCATATGTATTTGTTTACGGGGACAATGGCTTAATTAAAAACTGTTCTGCTGGTAACGTATACGATTGGAATTCACCTGATTCAAACGAGGCGAATCTCTCCTCACAAAAGATAGTTAAAGGACTACCAATCCGGGGAGGGTCATCATCTCCTAGCGGTTTGTTCTGGGCGTTGGACAGTCTTATCCGGGTTAGTTATAGCCCGATGACCGTGGGCGCTGCGCAGCTATACTGGCGGTACGACATCCTCGGAGGCTCCACAATCCTATCAAGTCAGTCAGTTGTGGAATATGATGGAATCTATTACTGGTGCGGGATAGACAGATTCTTGCTATACAACGGGGTGATAAAAGAGTTGCCAAATAATATGAATATCAACTGGTTCTATGACAGCCTGAACTTTGCTCAAAGACAAAAAGTTTGGGGAACCAAAGTTCCGAGATACGGAGAGATATGGTGGTTTTATCCACGAGGTGACGCGACGGAATGCACTGATGCGATCATCTACAATGTCAGGGAACAGACTTGGTATGACGCGGGTTCATCGCCGGGGGCGCAGCGGTCGGCGGGCTATTTCGCGCAGGGATTTAAATACCCGGTAAGTGCTGGCACTACAATGACAACATCCGTTGATGTGTTAACGATAGATGCAACATCTACTGCGGGGAATCCGAGTTTTACAACCACAGCGAATATGAATATAGCTGTTGGACTGGTTGTATCCGGCACAGGGATCCCGATAGGTTCACTGGTCACTAGAATAGAGCCGAGTGCTGGCCTAATATATTTCATATATATGGATCAAGAGGCAACTGCCACAGGATCATTCAGCGCGACCTTCTCGACAGTGCCTGATCTCGTAAGCTTATGGCAGCACGAAGTTGGAGTAGACGAAATAAAAGGTCAGAACATATCCGCCATCAAGAGCATGTTCGAAACAAACGATATCGGGCTTACCACAGGCGGACCATCTGAGCCTTCGCTTGTTGGTGACAACCACTGGTTGAGAATAGACCGGGTAGAGCCTGATTTTGTTCAGGTCGGTGAAATGGAGCTATATGTCACAGGGCGACCATACGCGCAACAGGATGACGTGACAACTGGACCGTACACGTTTGACGCTACCACCGGGAAGATCGACCTGAAACAGCAGCGCAGAGAGATGCGATTAAAGTTCGTCAGCAACACGCAAGGCGGAGATTATCAGACAGGTGTGATAATCCTGAGCGCGGAATTTGGCGATATTAGAGGTCATAGTTAAAGCAGCATCTAAACACGTAATAACTATTCGAAAGGAAATAAATCATGGCTAACGCAATTTACCCACTATTCAAGCAAGAAATTTTAAAAGGCACGGCTAACAACCTGCTGAATTCAGCAGAGGGAGCAACTGGCGTTTATGCGGCTCTGGTCGATACCGGAACATACACCTACAGCGCAGCACATCAATTTTATAGTTCGCTGTCTGGTATTGCTGGCACAGATCAAGAAATACTAACTAAAACGCAAGTGACCGGAACGTTTGACGGCACGGACTTGACTTATACCGCTGTTGCAGCAGGGAATAGCATCGAGGCAATCGTGCTCTATCGTAAAAATGCTGGGGCGAATACTACATGGCCTCTGATTGCATATATCGACACATCTGTAACTGGTCTGCCAGTCACCCCGAACGGCGGGAACATAACAATCACATGGAACGCCTCTGGCATTTTTACAATTTAAGCTCAAAGGAAAAATCATGGCAACTTATATCGAACTACAATCATTGCGCGGATCTACGTTATCTAGTCCTCTAAGAGAGAAGATCAACGTAGCCATTACCATCAAGGCAAATATCTTGGCTAAGTTACCAACGCCTACCGCTGCTCAGGTGGCATGGTCAAAGGCCGCGCTAGAAAGCCCAGAGTCCTTCCAGAATATAGTGCTTAACTACATCTTGGCTGACTACCACACTCAGACGACAACCGTTATTCAGAATGCTACTGATGCACAGGTTCAAACCGCTGTGAACGCCGCTGTGGACACTCTACTGGGAGTATAAGAAATGGCTGAGTCTAAAATAACCTATGGTGCCAATACGACAATCACGATGAACCTGTCGGCACTCGCTGCATCGGCTACGTACATCGCTGGCAGGGAGTCAACCCAAATAGACAATACTTCGACTCTGTACATCGACGCTATTGTGTCCGGCTCTTTCACTGTTGGCACAACTCCCGCCATCACAGGGGGGCTGGCTATCTATGTGTACGGCGCAGACACCTCACTAGGAACAACCCCACTCAAAACACTAGATGGGACGGATAGTGATGAGTCGTTGACGACAACAGAGCTGGGGATGTTAGCATTGGGATCGTTTACATCCGTACTGGTCGCCACCAGCGATACCCAATACTTTATTAGGCCATTTAACATCGCGCCGCTTTTCGGTGGAATTATGCCGAAGTTTTGGGGTCTGTATGCCTCGCATAGCACGACTGCCGCTCTTCGCACAAATGCCGCGAACGCAGACAGTTTTAAGTTCAACGGCATTACTTACACTACCGCCTAATGACCAAGCGTAAAAGCAAGCACGCTCAGGGTGAGACACGATGATTCGCCGTAAAATCCCGTGGACTAGGCAGCCTCAGAGTCCGGTTGGCATTAACAGATCGTCCGTTTTTGGTAATCGAAATTGGGCGTGTATAAACATTCCTGGCATTGCGCTATTTGGATCGGCGAAGCCATCCGGGACAGGTCTCACTAATACAAGTCACGGCGTAAATTCGGGTGGCAGAGCACTTATACAGTCAGGATCGGCAGCAAATTCGGGTCTTAGCTACGGCGCGAATGCAGGGATGCAACTCAGCACATCGAGCGGCTTGGTGGTTTTCACGGATACCGCCACGGGCAGCTTCCCGATATTCACCACATCATTTAAAACGGTAGCGGCGGGAACTGCTGGCTTTTATGTAGATGTAAATGCTCACGCTGCAAGATTAGTAAAAATGGATGTGGCCGTAATAGTCCAATCCAGCAACGTGTCCGCTGCTGGCCGAGTGTGCGCTATTTCATGGAGCTATAACAGCGGTACAGGACGCGCCAGGATAGCGTTTAACGGCATATTGACATCAGCGACTAGCGTCCAAACGCTTAGCCATGGGACCTGTAATAATTTAGGGTATTACACCGATAACGCGTTAGCGACGGCTCCCGGCAATCTTGCATTATTCGCTCTATCGCCAGATGAGTGTCTTAGTGACCAAGCGTTAATTGAGGCAAGCATACCCTCACAGGCTTGGGGTGCATTATTCGCCCCCCAAACAAGAAACATATTTGTAAGCGTGGCGGGGGGTGGGGATGTAACACTAACACCGTCATTATTCACCGACGCAGATACATTCTATGTGCCGACAGTCGCGCCCGGATCAGTTGGGTTAACGTCTTCACTGTTTACCAACACAAACACATTCTATGCACCTGTTGTTGCGAGTTCGGCAAGTTTAATACCCTCTCTGTTCGCGGACAGCGATACTTTTTATGCCGCAACGGTAACGGCTGGCGGGGCATTATTCCCGGCGGTTTATGTTGACGCGGATACGTTTTACTCGCCTGCTGTAACTCCCGGCGCGGTAAATTTAACGCCCTCATTGTTTACTGATGCGGATACGTTCTATACAGCAGTCGTTGCTGCAACAGGGGCTTTAGGTGATATTTATAACGCCGTGGGGTATTTTGCTACTGGAGGCACGGTAACAATATCGCTGTATGACCCTATTACTGGCACGGCTATTTCTCTGGGTAGCAGCGCATGTCCTGAGATTGGGACGACCGGGGTGTACATTTGGAATTCAACGAAACTTAGCGCACAGCCTACTGGCTATCAAGAATATGCGTATAAGATGAGCAATGGAACAACGTTCTCAGGAGGGGTAATGATTATGGCAATAACCGCGCAGGCAATAGCAACAGCGGTATGGGCGGAGACTCTCGATGTGATAACAGCAGAACAGACGATGAAAGTAGTTCTCGCGGCGCTTGCAGGCAAACGTGCTGGAATAGGAACAGCTACCGAGAGGTATTATGATAGTGCTGTAACTACCGCAGTGGTCACATTTGCGCCTGATGCTCGTGGTAACGGCATTCCAACGGTGACACCATAATGGCACTATCCAGCGGCAAGTTATTCGCAGGGGCGTTATTTGCCGGGCTGCTATTCGGGGTGCAACCGCAAGATGCAGCGGCGCAGGGCAATATAGTATACGACCCTCGGTATCACACCTTTGAATCATGGTCGGCATTGATGTGCGAATCTTATGCAGACAAGCAGTTAATAGTCGGCGCAGTTGAGGACAATTGGGTGGGGTGGGCAGAGCAATTTATAAATGTTACCGACATAGCAAAAGATGGCGCGATTTCCCCTTCCGCATTCGTAACATGGGATGGATGGGCAACCGCATTGCTTAACGTGGCACAATAGGAAAATAAAATATGCCAGCAGCTTATGATCCGAATGCCAGCTACGTGCTCGATCCAGAGTACGCGGCAGGGCGCAAACCTTTCGATGATATTCAGCAGTATTTAGCTGAGAATCCAGGTGCTACTATTAACTCGTCCACAGACTATTGGACGGCTTTGGGCAGGGGCGCGGAAAACCCTACCTACGGCATGACACCGGATGAGCTGACTAACTACAATTACAGCGGCACGGATCTTAGCCCGGAGGCGCGAAAGCAGAGGGAAGAAATCCACCAAACTATATACGACCGCAAAGGCGGTAAGCAAGAACTGAACACCCCTTGGTATCACCAGCCGGGAAGTCCAGGGTATGTTACGCCGAAAACACAGGCAGAGCTTGACACTTTCTGGGCTGACCCGAAGACGGACAAGAGTCTTTATTTAATGTCGCCAGAACAATTTGCTAAACTTACGCCACAGCAACAAGCGCAGCAGATGGAGTCGTTCGAATATCAATATGACCCACGATACCCAATTACCAACGGCAAGATACAAGACAATTTCATAGACCTCAGCACCGAGAACTGGCTCACCAAACTGGCCAAAGGAATAGTAATCGGCGGGGCCACCGCAGGGCTAGGTCACGCGCTTGGATTCACGATGCCTAGCATACCGGGGCTAGACAGCGGAGCAGGGGGAGCTGCTACTGGCGGCGTGCCAATACCCGGACTTGAATCATCGCTGTTTCCATATACTACGCTTCCTCCGACAGGACTTGAGTCGTCATTGCTCCCGTTCACCACGCCCGGTGCAGGACTAGGAACTGTGCCAGCATGGGGCGTTGGTGGGTCAACCATTCCTGGACTAGGCGGACCCGACTTGGGTAGCAATCTAGGCTCAGGCGGCAGTTCAATGTGGCAGAATGCAAAGGATGCATATAACGTCTACAACAAGGGCAAAAAAGGGCTGGGTATTGTCAATCAGTTTACTGGCGGCAGTTTGCTAGGCGGCGGAAATCAAAATACAGGCGGCGGCACGCAGAAACAGCAATCGTCACAACCCGACTGGTCGAGGCTATTCAGCATGGCAGCATTCGCCGCTCCGCTGCCTAAACAGGAGTTCATCACGGATGAAGTGTCCACGGTTAAGGCTCCTGAGCAAGCGTCCGAAATGTGGCAAGGGCTGACCCCTGAGCAAACGAACATCATCGGTATGAAGGCGGGTGGATCAGTTAAAATGGTTCCGGGTCCAGAGAATAGAGAATACGCACGACATGCAAAACGCGGGTTCCATGTGAAAGGCATCGGCACTGGTCAATCGGATGAAATACCAACAATGCTGGCAAAGGATGAATACGTGATCGACTCGGACACGGTATCAGCTTTGGGCGATGGGTCGAGCGAGGCGGGTGCAGCAGTGCTGGACAAAATGAGGGAAGCAATTAGGAAGCACAAACGATCTGCGCCGATTGATAAAATACCGCCGCAAGCCAAATCACCGTTGGAATATATGAGGAGAAAAGCATGAGCTTTACGCAAGGTAGCGCATTACCAGACATCACAAACACACTTAGTAAGACGACCACCACGCCGAGTTGGTACACGGATTATCTGAGTGGCTTGGCCAGCAAGGGTGCGGCAGCACTGAACGCGGCAGGCACGGCGGGTGCTTCGCCATTGCAGCAAGCGGCGTATGGCAGCGCACAGGACAATATAAACTACGGTATGCCCGCGCTGCAACGCGCTGGACAAGAGCTGTCCGATGTGTCGGGGGCGTACACGCCAGAGATGGCGCGGGGCTACATGAACCCGTATAACACGGATGTGGTTGATGAGATAGGACGGCTTGGCGTTAAGAATTTCAACGAGGTGCTTGCGCCCGGTGCGACTGCTGCTGCGGCGGGGTCGGGTCAATTTGGCTCAAGGCGCGGCATGGAAGTTTATGGAAAGACCGCTAACGATGCAGCAAGCAATATACTGGGTCAACAGAGCGGGGCACTTCAAGCAGGGTACAAGAACGCGATGGACGCGGCGCAGGCTGATAAACGGATTGGACTGGACACGGCGACGGGGTTCACTAATCTTGGGCAGCAAGCCTACACGCAAGGGGTCGGAGGACTTGACGTGCTATCGAAGCTTGGTAGCCAGCAACAAGCCACTGAACAAGCGCGACTCAATCAGCCGATGGGATCGTTGAAGGATTACGCGGCGCTGTTCGCTGGAAACATCATCCCATCGAGCACAGTGCAAACAACCGTCGGACCGGGACAAGGAAGCCAATATCAGAAGTCAGCCGCTGAACTTGCTACGCAATACGGCACGACATTAGGCGGGCTGTTTGTTCCGGGCAAGGACAAGGACGGAAACCCAACAGACTCAATAGCGGTGTCATTGTATAAGACGTATGGCAAGGACGTGTATGAGAAATACTTTGGACCGGGGGCGGAGCCTAGTATAGATATGTCAGCCGACCCTTTCGCAACAATAAATGTTGGCGATGGTGTTCCAATTATAGATCCATCAATTATAGATCCATCTTATGTATCTCCGATTGCTGGTGTAGGGAATGAGTTTTTAAATCCTGATAGTTGGCTTGGAGGGAGTAGCATACTATGAACATACCAATCGAAGTAATGCGTAATCAAGTTAGGAAATATGCTGGTGGAGGCACTGTGACACCTACCCAAGACTTTGACACGATGGCCAGTGACTATGCCAAAGATTCCGGATACGGCAACGAGACACCGGAGGAACGGGCAAAACGGGGCGCGGAGGGATTCCCCAAATTTGTTCAAGGTCTTGGTACGGCACCAACTCAAAACTTTGACACGATGGCTGATGAATATGCGAAAGCTTCGGGTCATGGCGGCGAGACTCCAGAAGAGCGAGCAAAGCGTGGGGGAGAGGGATTCCCCAAATTTGTTCAAGGTCTTGGTGAGAAGCAAAAATGGGAGGCGACTGTTCAGAAGGTTCTAGTCGAAGCTATCGCCGGTGCTGAAAAAACGGCGGAGGTAGCGCAGCAGAATGTCAGCGCAACCGCGCTGGAAGCGGCGCATCTCAAGACAGCAGCGGCTAATGAAGCACTTGCCAATGCTACCTCGTTGGCGGAACAGGCAAACAAGAAGCTAGCTGATTTAAAGCAAGCACAAGCGGATAGAGCTGCTCAATCAGAGCCTCCAGCAGATCCATTCGCCATGATAGGTGCAGGTGGCAGTATTCCTCAGGCGGTAGATACAACAGCAATAGACCCTTCGTATGTGTCTCCGATGGACGCTATCAGGGATGAATTTGAGGGTGATCCGGCAGCACTGGCAGCGCACGAGAAGTTCTTGGCAGGACAGGCGGAAGATGAAAGGCTGTCCGCTATTCGGCAAGCTGAAGACACGAAAATGATGGAAGGGCTAAATGCCAAGTCGGAAGCGTCAATGCGAAAAGCGGCAGAGTACGAGGAAAGTCTACAGGGCGGCAATCCGGCACTGCCCGCGCCAGCAGCGCCAGCGTTAGGCCAGCAAGCGGTGGTGGCGCAACCAATGCCAGTGGTGCAACCTGCTCCAACATTAGGGCAGCAACCCGCTACGCAACCTCCGGCTGGCGCGACAGTTAGCACTACCCGCGCACCAACTCTGCAACCCGCGCCGATGACCGGGATGCAGAGCATAATGAAAAGCTACACTGATAAGCGGAACGCGCTAAACGCACAACAGCAAAAGATACTCGACAACCTTGAATCACGGATAGACCAACCTGCAAATAGTTGGTTTGCTCTGGCGAAGGGATTTGGTGCACCAACCACAACGGGCAGTTTCCATGAGGCTTTCGGCAAAGCGATTGGGTCCTATTCAGATCAGCAAATCAAGACGACCGAACAGCTCCAAGCACTCGCTAAGATGCGGATGGAGCTGGCTCAGAATCAAATGAAGCAAACCGGAACAGATGCATCGCTGAGTTTGATGGACGAGTATTCAAAACCGCAGGGTGGTGAAGTCGGTGGGGCGGCCAGCGTTGGAAGCGGTTTAGGAGGGGGCAGAAGCCTTGGTTTAAACAGCAGCCAGATTGTCAGACTCATGCAGCTTGATCCTAAGTTCGGTGAAGATGCGTTGAAGGTTGTAAATGCAGAAACGGCGCAGCAAGTGGCAACAGCACCCTACCACAACCAGAAGCCTGAATATTATCCAACGTCAAGAGGGATGACGTTGATGCTGCCGATACATTATGAAAAGTATGTCGGGCTAATTAGCAGAGGAGATGTCGCTGGTGCGGAAAAGTATTTAGGCAGCGTAACGCCGCAGTTGAACGCTGGCGCGAGTATGCCAACCGTGTCTGGGGAAGATGCGGCGATGCTTTCGGGATTGACCCCGCAACAGCAAGTAGCATGGTTAGAATCAAGAAATAGATTAAAGGAACAGCACGACAGCAATCAAGAACGTGCTGAAACGGCAAGAGTAAATGCAATAACGGCACAACAAAATGCAGAAACTTTAAGACTGGCACGGGAAGAGCAGACTCGGAAGAGCCTAGAAACGCTGTCGCCGCAGGAGAAAATTGATTACGAAAAGGTCGTCATCCCCGCCCGCGATAAAGCAACCAACGCTACTGCGTTTATAGGGGCGATTAATCAGCTACGCGAGATCGTGAAAAGAGCACCAAGCGGGACGCTATATGGCGGTGTCGCGTCAACAGCGGGGAGGTTGGCAGGGCACGATTCAAGTGTTGCACTGCAAGAATTGGACAGCGTAACCAAAGGCATGATAAGTATGGCGCAACGTGCCCCTGGCTCCGTTTCTGATTTCGATGCAAGGGGGGTGTTATCTAGCTTGGGCAACGTCGCGGATATAACCAAAACGAGGGATGGGCGGCTTAAAATTTTAGATGCAGTTGAGAAGTCATCGTTGCGCCAACTAAAGGAATCAGGGAAGATAATAGATTATTTTGAATTACACAAGAAGGCACCTCCCATCGATGTAACTGGCGGCAAGTCACACGACAGTGGTTCAAAGACAGTTACTAAAAAGTTCAATGTTATTGAAGGGCCGAACAAGGGCAAAATCTTGTATCAATACAGCGATGGAACGAAGGAGTACAAATAATGGAAACTGAAGTCTTGCAGGAAATCCCTGTTGGCGGTGACGATGTTCTACAGGAAATTAATGTAACCGCTGAAAAGCCAAAAGAGACCGCCGCGCCTGAACCAAGCACGGGCGATGTGATCTCCGCCTCTGCTTTGGCAGCACTCACAGGGATCGCAGCACCCTTCGCTGGTGCTGCGCAATATTTTGGCTATAACGCCCCTGCCGAAAAACTCAAAGACATCACGAAGTATGCCGAAGAGGTTGGCGGCGGCTGGGCGAAGGGCGCGAATATTGCAGGTCAGGTCGTGAGTCCGCTACCATTGAAATTAGGCAATTTGGCAGCAAAAGGGGTAGAGGCCATTCCAAAGATCGGAAGCTCTGTAATGGCACGGATGGCGGGTCAAGGAGCAGCAGGAGCAGCATTGTCACCAACGGACACCAACAATACAACTGGCTATACACAGTTCCTGAAAGACAAGGTAATACAAACCGGAGAGGGTGCTGCACTGGGTGGAATTTTGGGCAAAGTCGGTCAGACGTTGATTAGCCCGAAAGTTTCCGAGAATGTGCAAACGCTTAAAGACGCTGGCATGAAATACTTCACCCCAGGACAGCTTGCAAGTCAACTGCCGCTAGTTGGCAAAGGGCTGCAAAACGCCGAAAAATCTCTGACTAGCCTACCTTTAACTGGCATGGTTGTATCTCATGGTCTGGATGTTGCTGACCAAAGCTTCAATAAAGCAGCGGGCAATGTTGTGCTGAAAAACATCGGGCAGGAAGTGCCCAAAGATATCAATGCGGGGAACGATTTACTAGATTACGTTTACGGACAAATCGGCAAAGCGTATGACGATGTTGTGCCGTATATTCATTTGTCAAATGCCAGAGACCCTGTAACAGGGGTAACTGCCAAGCAGTCCATCTGGGGTGAGGTCAATCGCATCATACCTGATCAGACAATCGCGCATCAGAAGTTGATAGCTGATGAAATACGTCAGACGTTCTTGGATCGGTTGGGAAAGCAGGGTTCTATGACGGGAGAAGAATATCGGAGTGCAGAGAAGGCGCTTAGTTCAAAAGCCCGTAAATACATCGGGTCACAGGAAAATGGTCCGGTTGGTCATGCGCTACAAGACGTGCTGTACCATATCAGAGGAATACTCGTAGATCAAAACCCAGTGGTGGGCAACGAGCTGATGGCCGCGCACAAAGCATTCAGAACTTATATACCGATGGAGAAAGCCGCTGCAATGCGAGGTGCGAATGCGGGAGTATTTAACCAGTCTCAATTCGCGGGTCAAATAGCGAAGCACGAGGGGACACGCGCAACAGCTCTCGGACGGGGTGAGTTAATCCCATTTACACAGACAGCAGAATCAGTCATGGGCAAGCCTGTTCCTGACAGCGGAACGACAGGCCGGGCATTGTGGGCGGCTAAACTTGGCCTCGGAGCAGCGGAGGGGGCGGGGCATTTCTTAACAGGAGCTGTTCCATTGGCGACTGCCTTATCTTTATACAATAAGCCGATGATGGGGCTGACGACAAAATTGGCTACAGAACGGCCATCGTGGATGCGGGAAGTTGAGCCGTATGTGTCCAGCGGAATAGCACGGGCAGCAGGTCAAGCATTGGGGCAGGAAGATCAATGAGCATCGACTATTCTAAACTCACTCCCGCACAACTCGGAATAGCATGGCGAATTCATGGTGCGGCTGTAAAGCATGGCGTTTCCCCTGATTTGGCTATTGCACAGGGGCTGGCAGAAAACCACCTTTTCGATACTGGAACTAACTCGAAAAAAGCAACCGGGGTGATGCAGGTCAAACAGGATGCTGCTGACGAGGTATTCAGGAAACTAGGAATTCGACTCGACCCTAGAAACCCAGAAGAGAACATAGAGCTTGGGGTGTTATATATGAAAGTGCTCGGTGATAGGTTTGGGGACGACCCTGAAGGCATCGCACGCGCATATAACGCTGGACCAACTGCGTATGCTAATGATCGGGCGTACTCTAAAGAAACCAACGAGTATGTGGACAGGGTAAGAAATCATGGCGGATTTACGTCCCCTCCTCGTGCGCTCGATGCTGTTGTTCCGAATGGGACACACCTAGGATACGGCGATCAATCTACGTATGTGTCGCCATTGGAAGAAGCGTCTCAACTCTTTAAACAGTAACACGTCACGCCCGCTTCGAACTCTTCTTTGCAGAACATGTCATCGCATATGCAACCCGGTGAGCACGGTTCGTAGACAGTCGATTTGATCAGCAGTCCGTGATTAGCCCCTATGATAGCGATTTCTTCGGACGACACATCCACCTGCTTGGACAATGGCAGGATGTCGTCAACGAAAGAGCGCAGCACCTTCAGTTCTGCTTCTACCGCGTCCAAATATTCAACGACCAATCTATACCCCTCTTTCCGCCTGACCACGTCAGCCGCTGCTTTCCTGTCTCCTAACAATGTTCCGTCACTCATAGCTCGATCTCCCTCTCGACTATTTCACCGACTATTTCATATCCGTATGTTGCTGCTTTCCGGTTAATCTCCTCTCGCGAAGTGTCGGAAACTGCGTCTACTGAATTGTTGAGCCGCCACTTGCATAAAGCAAAATAATATTTCGCAGTCTTTGGCTTTACTCGGTATTCATTATTCGAATTCCACAATGGATCGATTGATGCTAGTATATCTTTCCAGTCTACGCTTCCGCCAGTCCGTACTTGCCACTGTTCATGCGTACCCGCTTCCCTCTGCGCCAGCCATAGCTTGCGAAGTGCTAGGTGTGGCATTGGTTTGGGGACTTCCTCTGGTGCGTTGTAACACTCAATCGCCCTCGCGACATCCTCTACCAAGTCTAAGCTAGACATGGTGTATGGCCAACCCGCCTTCCTCATTGCCTTGAGTACTTTTTCGTTATCCATTTTCTCAGTGGCTTTAGTCCAGTTTCCGTATATGTCTACCCACGCCGCCTTCATCATCTCCCTGAGTACTTTTTCGTTATCCATTTTCGTTCTCCTTTAGTTAAACCGCGTATGGGTTGCCCTGTGCATCGTTGCTTTCATCTGAATCTGAATCTGGATCGTAGGGTTGTGAATTTATTTCGATCCACCCGGTGTCTGACAGGTATCGTATAGCTTGGGTGGTTGAGTCCACATAATCATCACGGGTGCTGTCCGGGAAGCTGCAAAGCTGGCTTAGCATGCCTTCCGCCCAGCCTCGCACATATCCGCGCTTGGTTTTATTCTCAGGAAGCCATACACGGCCAGATGTGAATACAGACGCTGTTATTTGAAGCCTTTGCATTTTGTCTGCCCTGCCCGGATTCCATGCCCTGACTGGCAGGTAGGCTTTCTGGAGTTCTTGAATTAAGCTAATTCCTGCGGCTTTGTCTTCAACCAGTATCATATCAGGCCGTCTTGCATCAACGCCTTCACCGTACACCACACCGAACTCTTCGATCACTTTTGGCTTGAGGCTTGGGAAGGTTAGGTGTTCTTCCCAACAATCTATGAGCAGGATCGACATCGGACCATCAAGCGGCTTGAAAACCCCCCATGTGGTCATGGCGGTTGGGTCATTCCAAAGTTTGTCAGTGAATGCGCAATCATAGCTCTGCACAATATATTCAAACTTCGGAAACGCTTTCGAGTGCGGCCATAATTTGAACATCGACCTGCTCACCACCTTGCCAACCTCAAGATCAATAACCTGCCCCAAAACCTCTTGGTCGTAGAGCTTGCTGCCCTTGTACCGCTCAAGCTGCTTAGAGAATGTGCTGGAGAGGTTCTTGATGTTTGCATACGTGGTGGCGCGGTCGATGATGACATCATCGCCCTCACGGTCTATGAGTTCGAGAATCAGCTCCTTGTTACGTGGCGTGGTAGTCACGATGACACGCGGACTGTCACCTAAGCGCAAGCCCATGTTCATCATGTCCCATGCCTGACCCTCTCCGAGGTAGTTGAAGGCAGCTAATTCATCGCACCACGCGGCGTGAAACTGTGGACCACGCAAACGCTCGTAAGAGTCGGCGGATATGCCGCGAATTGAACCGCCGTTGGTCAAGATAATCTGGTGATCAGATTTATTGTAGGACTGGATCAATTTACTGGGAATCACGCTCAACAGCCCCGACTGACCTTCAAAGCACGTGTGCTTCAAGTCATTGCTGGTAGGTGCCAGAACCAAGCTCCTGAACCGATACGTCCACGTCCACCACCAAAGACCCTCGGCAGCGGCAGCGGTCTTCCCGGCTCCACGCCCAGCAAGCAAGAGCCAAACATACCAGTCCATCTCCATAGGTGGAGGCACTTGATATGGGTGTGCTTTGCTGAGCCATTCAGCATGCGCTACATACGCTATTCTGTCAGCACTCGGAAGTGCCTTCCAGTTAACGCTTGATAATATGTCAACATCCATTGCGCGGCCTCATGGCAAGTTGTGGAAGAATAACCACCACAATCCCAACGTTACCGACACTGCTAACAAGCCAGCTTTTACGTATTTCCGGTTACTTACAAACATGGCTCTTCCTTTCTAAAGACATCCTGCATTCACCAACATGGATACAACCTAAACTGTCCAGACTCACACGGAAAAGCGACTGACCGTTAAATTCTGGATCACAGTAAAAGCTGTATCCATCTTGGTGCTTGTCTTTCCAAGCTGTCATCGCTTTCCAGTTTTTGGAACCCTCATTGCGATTATTGAGGGCAGAGGTTGGGCGGCTTGGCAGTTTATTTACGCCGTGAACCATGCCGCCGCGTGCTACGCTGATAAGACTAGGTTCAACACCAGCGCACCCCGTTATGAAAAATCACGACAACCCTTGCGGGATAGGTTGGTACATCGTCTTAAACTTTTCATCACTGTAAAACCTGATTTCGTGATCCTCGCCTTCGATCACCAAGCTGCCTGGCCACATCGTATGTACGATGTATCCGCCTTTCCGTACCGATAGGAATTTGCCTCGATACAGGCTGCCGACCATGCCGTGCTTACCTAAAAAATCTACGATCTCCTGCGTGTTGTCGCCGTCCCATTGGTGGCACTCGGCATCCCTTACGATTCGTCTATGCGTTGGGTTCATCTGTCACCCCGCGAGATCAGCCAAATAACACCTAATATAAGCACCACCACGAAACCCATTTCCACACCAGCGTCACTCATACCTTCACCTTGTCTTTAGGTGCGGTAGGTAGTGGCATCCAATGCGTAGGCAGGCGCTCCACGGGCAATAAAGCAAGGCTATCAAAATCGTCATAGCGGTATTCACGCC